TTCCACCATTGTCAAACAAAGAAATAGTATAGCTTAGGTCAAAGATATACTCCTCACCTATCTTAACGTCATAGTTGTAGTAGCTGTTCACAGCATCATAGAAGGTAGTCACTGTAGGGTTGAAGTCAAAGGTTACCATGTTGCTCAGTAACTTACTTAAGTCCTGCTCACCATAGCCAGTGCCATAAGTCGGCAGTGCCTTGTAGTATCCTATCCTTGTTGCAGTGCCTGCCTCAAACACCTCAAAGATATATCTGAATCCTGCCTTGTTCACATTGGTGGAGTCCACTATGAACTTGCACTCATTGTATGCAGGAGTGAAGTCTTGAGGCTGTGCTATGAATGTTGTTGCCATACCTATATTGTATCTTGTATTGAATCCTGTTAGAAGGCAAGGTATGAGTCATCAGTGTAGTACTCCTGCTTGATGTATGTCGCTGCATACCTTATGGCATCCATGGCATCATCCCACAGCTTGACTGGTTCATCTGTTATCTGGTCACCTATCTTCTTCCACTTGTAGTTTTCATACTCCTTCTTAAGTGCGGGGTGTTCCTCACATATCACTCCAAATGTCTTGATGTTGTCTATACCCTTCTTCACTACCTTGTTGGCATTCTCAATGTAGTACCCTGCCCTATCTATCTCAGCAATGGTCTCTGGTCTGGAGTAGTCAGCCAGTATGTTCACACTCTTCTCTATGCCTAACTGGTCCATCCTTGCGATGAGGTCAGTGGTGGTCAAGTAGCTCTCATAGATCACTGGCTCAATGTAGATGTCCTTGTCCCTCCAGTACACTCTGATGAGTGCAGTGGGGTGGTTGTACCCGAAGTCAAGCCCATAGACAAAGGAGGTGAACTTGGCAGGTCTATGCTTGACAAATGACCAGTTGCTGTATATGTTGCTCTTGCTGATGGCTTTCTCTCCAAGTGCGTATATCTGGTACTGTGCCTCATCTGTCCTCTTCAAGTCCTCTATCTGTCTCTTGATGCTCTCTGGTAGGAAGGGGTTGTCCTTGTAGGTTGACTTAATTAGGATGCTTTCCTCAACTGGCAGTTCATACAGCCATGAGTTGGACTCCGATGGGTTGTAGTCAAAGATTAGCTTGCCTTCTGTCCTCATGTTCAGCTGAGTGAAGTCATCATAGTACAGCTCATTAGCTTCGTTGCACCAGGCAAGGTCTCTCTTCCTACCTCTTATCTTTTGCTCATCATCTACTGAGAAGAACTCCACGATAGAGCCATTGTCAAAGGTGTAGATGTGCTCAGACTTATTGTGCTTGGCAACCTCATAGATATCTAAGTCCTTCATGATCTCAAGGAAGTCTCTCATGACTGTAGCTCTAAGTGCAGGGAAGGTCTTGCGGATGATGCTGACCACCTTGCCTCTGTTCTGCAGGCAGTAGACTATTATCAGCTGGCAAAGGCTGTATGTCTTGGATGACCTTGACCCACCCTCATTGATAATGAATCTATGCTCTGGACTGTTGAGGGCTTCAAAGTTCCTCTCGAATATGTGTGTGGCTTTTATATCCATAGCAAAGCTACTACCTTATTAGATAGTATTTATTAACAATTATAAGTTAGTTACTTTACTATAGTAACTTTAATATCAGAGATAGACTGACCATTGCTGGTTACATCTACAGTATCAGTCACACCAGTTACTCTTGCTGTCAAGTTAGGTGCTTTATATTTTCCTGTCATGGTTCCGCTCACATGGTCATGAGTCCATTCATTTCGTATATGCGTTGTGACTACCAGATATGCGTTATATGCTTTATCTTGATTATCCAGATATTGCTTCACTCCAAAGCCATAAGTATCAAACACCCAAGCCTCAAAGCCCCACCTTGTAATTGGTTTCTGAACTGGCAAATAAAGGACTTCACCTGTCTTATTATTAGCTACAGGCAGTAAGTCATAAATCTTTTGTGCTTCAGCCTTATAGTCATCCCACATAGCCTTCAAGTCCTCTGGAGTCTCTATGTATTTATGCTTAGCCATACAATTCACCTATTGCTCCAAGTTCCTTAATAACATCTGGGTTGTTATCATAGTGCTTGGATATGTTTAATTTCTTAATTTGCTCCACTTTTGCCTTATTGCTTCCAGTAGCATAGACTCTGGACAGTGGTATCCCTAACTCCTTTGCTCTGTTTATCATAGGGTCAACACTACCACGTGCTGATATGATGTAAACATCTGCACCTTTGGCTATCCATTGCTTAGCTAACTCCATGCCATGAGGCTTAGTTAGTGTCTCATCATAGTCAAATGAGATACGTTCAGCTGCGAATTGCCTTAAGTAGTTACTGAGCAGGTGCATCAGTCTTTGGTTTACGTTTCTTCTTAGGCTTAGGAGTTGACTCAGGGATTGGTCCCTCTACAGCCTTGTACTCTATGATAGTCACCTCTGGTGCAGTGGTAGTCACCACCTCTTCAAAGATATGCTTAAGTCCTATGCTGATGTAGTAATCTACCTTTGTCATGTCAATTTTAGATGTTGACATTGCTCTTGTTCCTGTGTGCTTACTATAGACTTTGATAGTCTTGTTCATCCACTCTTCTTTAATTTTGTAGTTCATTCTGTTGTATTATTATAAATATTAGATAAGCTCCTAATGTAGCACCTGCAAATTTAAACAGCAGGTACATATTCTCATTGAGTAGTGCGAGCACCACACCCCATGCAAGGATGTAGGTAATTAAGCCTATGATGTCAACACTCTTCATACCTATATTGTATTTGTTTTATATTTTGTTTTATTTCACGTATCAGAAAGTAGGCTGATGTACTGTTGATGTCAAAGTACTGAGCCAGTGCAGTCTGAGTTGAGTGCCCTTTATCGTAGTATGCTTCAAAGATAATCCTTTTTATCCTGTCATCCAATGTGTTCCTGTATATCTCCACCATTGCCTTCTTAAAGTTGTGCTCATTCTCAAGTCTTATCTTGTGCTCAATGTCTGTAGGGTCATCAATGGAGTCATCAAAGTGTTCCTGTGATCTATAGATGTCATCCTTCTTTGTCCTGGAGCCTTGAGTCCAGATCAACTCATACTTGATGGTGTTGAGTAGGTAGCTCTTAGCCTTATCTTGGGTCATGTCTGGTATGTGCACCTTGATGCAGTGAAGGTAGGCATTGTTGATGACGGCATCTGCATCTATTGATGTCGGTATATTGAGTCGCTTGAGGAAGTGCTTAGTGTATTTGAGCACCTCATCATAGTGATAGTTGATATATTGATCAAGTATTAGCTTCATACCAGGTGAGAAAGTCTTTATACCACACTTTCCTACGTACTCCAGAGCAGAAGCATTCTTTATCACGTACACCTGTTGCCTTCTGTTTGACTGCTCTGAGTTGCACCAGGGAGCTCTTCTTCATTGTCTCCTCCTCTGGCAGGTTGAGTATGGTCTCTATGAGTTGTATATCAGTTTGTTCAAGCATACTGCTGTGAGTGAAGTAGCACAGGCTACAGTGAATGATTGTGAGTAAGCTAATGTTGACCAGAATGATAGACACTTCCAGCAACCGAGTGCGGTGTGTAGCCAGTCTGGTAGTATTAGTCGGGTGTCAAGGTAGTGTTGGATAGGTTCGAAGTGAGTGAACCACCATGAGACTACTAAGGGAGTGAGGTAATTGATTATCATGGTGTAAATATAATCAAAGTTTTGTATATGACAAAGGGGAGCTGTTACACTCCCCTGTTTGGCTTACCAGAGCCAGGCTGCCGAGCCTCAGTTGTTAATCTTATCAAGTATTGATTGAGGGGTGTGGTACTGCCCGTCAATGTAGATCATTATTTGTACTAAGTAGTTCATTTCAACAAGTAATTAAAAACCTTATCATAGAACTTACCTCGTGCCTCACCACCTTGAAGGAAGCGGTGTAGTGTTGCGTTCACCACACCAATATCCTCTGCCATGTGTACAGCCCTGTTTCTGCTGTTTAGCTTATCTCTAAGCTCATATCTCATCCATTCGGTTAGTGTTTGACCTTCTTGAAGGTAAACGGTCTTAGAACGCATCATCCCAAGGCATTTGATCATTGACTACACTTGCAGGTGTAGCCTCACCTTGCACCTTCCATGCATCCAGTGTGTTGTAGTACTTGTCACCGACTTCTCTCCCTCTCACATTGTAAGATACTGTGACCTCTTGACCTTCACCATACGGTGCTATGATATCCATGCGGTCATTGACTGTCTGAAAGATGATGTGTTGAGGGTACTTGTCAGCTGTAGTGATTACAAACTCTCTCACTGAGAACTTGTCACTAATCACATTGATTGGTTTAATGAGTTTGATAACTCCTTTGATTGTTAATTCTGACATTATACTACTGTTTCGGGAAATGGTATCTCCTCGGTTGTTGTTTCAATTATCGCATCTGCTATTTCAATTGCATGACGTATCATAAGACTTACATCAGACGTCATGTCTGAGCTAATCATTGCAGCCACTAACTGAGTGACTATTTGTGTTCTTGTTTCCATTTGTTACTTATTATTTAAAACATTAATATACTGTGAATAATACTCTGAGCAGTGAACCAACCGTTCCTTAATCTGCTCCTCAAGTGCCTGGTCTCTTTCATATCTCACCACTGTGATACGCTTAGCTGGGTCAATGTGGTCAACTCTATGGATAGACAGGTTATCCCACTCAGTCAGTAGCTCATCTGGTGTAGTGCACATGGTGTAGACTAACTCAAATGCTGGCTTGTCATAGAGCCACATATATCCTCTGCCTTGCCACTCATACCCACTTGCATCACCTTCTGATGGTGTAGCTGGGAAGGTCTCTAATGACCATGGCATCTTGATATCAATGATAAGTTTAGGCTCTTTAATATCACAGCACCCAGTTATGTAATCATTAGATACTCTCTCTTCGTTCTTAGTGTACTGAGTGAACCTAACTGAGTTCAGTAGGTCAATGCCGTTCTGCTCCCAGTCAGTACCCTTCATCATTGGCTTAGTCTTGATCTCTGTGGTGTAGCCATAGAAGTCCTGCTTTGCTATCTTTCTAATCTCAGACTTAGTAGTCTCAGATAGCACCTCTGACTTACTCCTTGAGTTGGTCATTAGGTTGCCCAGTTGTGATGCTCTCCACTTCATAGCCTTGCCTCCTGTTCTTTAGTAAGTGAATACTGATCCTTTAACTTCTCAAGTGAGTAAGTACCCTTCTCAATAGCAGTAATTGCATCTGTAAGTCTCTCATCAGTGATAGGTGGCTTGGTTGGTGTTGACTTACTTGCAGCTGCACCATCATCATCCACTGACTGTAGTGATAGAGTTGACTGGAGGGTGTAACGTCTGTAGTAAGTTATAGCACTACCCTGTTGTTGTGGGTTTAGTCCAGCTGGTAACTCCATACAAGACTCAATCTTCTCTGCTGAGTCAATGTCAATGATCTGAGTACAAACACTGTTACCTTGAATAGGTTGCAGGAGTAACAGTCCATTCTCAAGTAGAATAGGCTCAACTGCCTCAATGATTGCATTCAAGTCAGCATAAGACTTCTTGAAGTGTGGGTTGTTAGCGTTCTTAGTAACCTTACCGATTGCTAACTTAGCTCTGTGGAGCTTCTGGTGGAAGGACAGTGTGACCTGTACTTCGTTTGCCTGTCTGATTTTCTCAGATGAGCTGATTAATTGCTTTTCCATGATTAAATTATTTTCATCAAAGATAAGAAAGTTTTGCATATATACAAAATAAAGTTATTAACAATTATCTGTTGTTTCATTATTTATACCCTTAACTCTCTTCTCACCGTACTTCTTCATGTAGTGCTTTAACTTGACCTTAAGTCTACGCAA